CAGGTACCCAGAGCGGACATCCAACTCCCAATCATGCGACCGAGCCGACCTTGCTGCTCATTCACCCATGCGGTGAAGGCGTCATTTGCACGATCATACCACCCCTTACGTGCCTCTAGATCCTGTGCAGCCAGTTCTTTGATCTTCTTGAGTCGTTCTTGCTTTTCTTTCTCAGATTGTGCAATGGCTCCCTGGGTCTGGTCGATGGATCGGCTGAGAGTGTTCTGTTTCATCTGGAGCCTGGTCTTATCCGCCCCGTCAGCCATCGTCTTGAGCTTATCCTGCACCCCTGTGCGCTCTTTTTCGAGATTGGCGAGCACGCCTTTTTGTTGATCCTCCGTATTCTGAATGGCCGTGATCTTCATTTTTTGAAACGCGATATCGCTCTTGATCGCCATATCACCAGCCTTGCCCGAAAGCCAGTCCATCCATCCACCCCAATGCTTGATCACTTCAATGATTCCAAAGATTGCCAGAGAGAGGACCGCAATGGCCGCTACGAACGGGAGCAACGGCACAATAGCCGCCCATGCCGCCGTCGCCATGCCGATCAGGGCTGCAACAACCAGAGGGGTCACCACCATGGCAAAGGCTACCAACACGGATTTAAGCGCGTCCATTGCCATTTCATTCTTCTTGAAGAAGTCAATCAGGCGCGCGCCGCCTGAGATGATGTTGGAAATACCACTCACCAGGGACTGCAGGGCATTCTGGACCGTGTGCGTCTTCTGCTCCCAGGTGATAAATCCGGTGATCATGGGTGTGAGGGTATCAAGCAAGCGGCCAAGGATCGGCAACAGTTCTGTGCCAAGACTGATCATGAGCGCATTGACCGCCATTTTTGCCTGATCCAGTTTGAAGTTGAACGTACCCTGTACCTCGGTCCAGCCAAGCACCCCGTCTTTGCCGCTCTTCATGGCGGCGGTGACTTTGTTGATGTTGTCCTCGGTCTGTTTGAGTGCAGGCCCCGTGAGCATGGCAGCAAGTTTGAAGCCCACGATACCACCGGTGATGTTCTTTACGGCGGTTTCGTACTCCACACTGCCTGCTGGAAATTTCTGGCCCACATGATCTTCGATCATCTGCAACGCCTGGGGCAGGCCCTTGTTGACCAGTGCATCCTTTACCTGCTGTGCCGAGAGTCCCACGGCATGCATCGAGTCCACTGCAACGCCTGAAGGGGCTTGTAAGGCAACAAGCACATGGGCAAGGTTCATCGCCGCCTGCCTACTCGTCATGCCCGCGTTGGTCATGGTATCGATTGCACCGGCAACCTGGGGAAACGAAATATGCAGAGCGGAAGCAATCGGGAGCACAGCCCCCATGCTGGAAGACAACTCCTGAAGGGTCGTTTTGCCATTTTGCACGGTGACGATCAGGCCATTCATCGCGGCAGCCGATTGCGAGACGGGCATATGGTAGTCAGTCATCGTGGTAGTGAGTGCTTTGGCTACGACGTCCAGATCTGCGTTCTCAGACTTTGCGCCACGGGCTGCTACCCCTAATACCTTGAGTGCATCTCCTGCACGATTGCCTGCACTCTCCACAAAATACATGCCCTTCGCCAGTTGCTCGGTTGAGGTGGCGGTATCCACGCTCATTTTGAGGACGCCTGCGCTGACCATTGGCAGGTTTTTCGAGAGTTCACCAGCGGAGGTCACGAGGCGGGTCATGGATGCCTGAAAGTTGCCCGCCATCTGGGCCGATTTCGCACCAAAGACCACCAGGGCCGCACCTGCCGCAACGAGCGCACCCCCGGCTAAAAGCCCGAGCTTGTTGCGTGTCGCATCCACAGAACCACCGACCGCCGCCAATTGTGAGGCGGCGCTAGCGGCTCCCTGAACGCTGACTTGTGCGACGAGATTCGCGGCAACTGGCATTACTTCCGCATCCTTTCCAGAAACTCCTGTGCCTCTACCTCCGCCGTCATGGCATCGAGCGCCCGCTCTTCCCAATAGATCGAATGTTCGAGCAGTTCCCACGGCGCGACGTTTAAATACTTTGCCGCCTGGATGAGCTGGTACCAATCGGGCAGGGTGCCCATCTTGCCCTGCGTGGCGAGATAGCGCCGCAAGCCGATTAGCTCGTCGGCGGCGCTATCCCTTCCGGGCGTAGATCCCCCATGATGGCCTGCAAGATCTCGCCCCGGAAGCCCACCGGCAGTTCAGGGAAGCGAGTAGGATCAATTGGGAACATCACCTGCTCGTCCTCGTCCTCGTAGAGATCCCAGGACTGGATCAGGTTTGCCAGCATCTTGTTATAGTCGGAAAAACCCGCTTCGATGGTGCTCATGTCCATCGAGGCAAAGGCATTCAATCGCGCAAAGACGACCTCGGTGACGCGCCCAGGGTAGTACACAATCGTTGAGGTGTCCTCACCCCATTTGATCGTGACCGTCGCGGTATTATTCGCAATCTTGTGTAGTGTGATTGGCATAGTGTTCCTTAAAGAGCTGTGAGTAAGTTTGTCAGCAGAAAGGTCTGTGCTTTGCCCCAGGTCGGATCTTCCACGACGGTGAACTCCCATTCCTCTGCGAACACGCCGTCCTTATCCGCAAATGGCGACGGCTTGCTCACCTTCACGGCCATATCATGTTGGAAGATGTTGTAGGCCTGTGCCACCGATGCAATGGTCGGTGTGCCGCCCGATAAGCTGACGTTGGTAGCTCCGACCGGTGACATATCGGATGCCAACGGGCCCGAGAAGGTGAAGGTGTATGGGCCACCTGCGCCGCCAGTGACGGTACAGTTCGTCAAAACCGTGGAGAGCAACTGGAAGGCCGTATTCACCGTCGCGGAAGTCAAGGCAGCGCTATAGGTAATCGGGGCCGTGGTCAGCCCCTTATACGAGAGGGTAAAGGTCCCGCCTGTGGCACCTCCGGCAATCGTGACGGTCTGCAAATTATCGATGATCAGCCCTTGCCCCTGCACGCGTAAGAACTGCGTTTGTCCGGTTTGCAGGTACGACAATTCCGTCATGCCGACCGTATCAGCCTCCACGAGGAGCTTGATCGTGCAGCCTGGATTGAGATCAACATGTGCCGCCCAACCAAGGAATGCGCGATTCATTGGGAAGAAGGGAGCATAGATGCCAGTAAAGCCATAATCGACATTCAAGACCTTGAGCAACTGCGTGGTCCCCAGGGCTGCTGAAGTGGAATCGAGATAGAAGTTGAGGTGCTTGCCCGCTAGCGGTGCCAGTGCGATGGCGGTCGGACTCCCGGTCATCGTGATGCCATTTTGTAATTGCTGTGCGAGCACCTTGCCGGAGATGCTGATGCCCGTCTTGCGATCGCCCTTATAGCCAAACTCGGTAATCAGTCCATAGTTCACTTTGTGCGCAAACGTGCCGTCGCCCTGTTCAATCGTGTAGGTCTGCGGCACTACCGAGCCCGTGAGAGGCGGTGTGAGGTTCCAGTCCTTCGCAGTGGCGGAGGCCCCGTGTGCGGTCGGCGTTGTGCTCCCACAAGCGGAGGTCAGCACATAGATGAGTCCGTTGTAGTCCAGGGTGCCGCCGAGTGTGCCCTCCACCCATTCGCTGTTCTCAATCTGCGAAGAGGGGTACTTGCGGCCCGTCGGGCTATACATCATGACATCGGCCATCGGGCCAAGCACAACGTCAAAACATTGGAGTAACTTTGTTGCTGCAACGTTCGTGCCAAGGCTTGACGTGCTCTCAGCTCCGAATTGGAGCCGTTGGTTGATACTTGACCTTTCTGGATTCCACGGCATGTCCTAACTCCCTTGTAGATCTATGCGATACAGGCCGCCCAGGTGTCCCCATGCAGCTCCGTTAATCAGTTCGCTATAGGAGAGCGCCCCGTCCCGATAGCAGGAGAGGACGCCCCCACCGCTGGCAAGTCCGACGCTGCGTCGATCCTTGAAAAGTGAATCTATGCGATCAGCGATAACCACGAGCGCGCCGTACGTACTTGCCGGTCCCACGGCCTTGAGTTGCAAAAGCAGTGAGGCCCAGAGGCGCACCGCCTGCAGCGTCAACACATCCGTTCCTGATTGATGCACGACCAGCGCATACGGTGCCGCCGTATTTATATCTGCAAAACCCTGCCATACCCCTCCAACTGATGCGCTCATCAAAGCACTATCCGCCTGCATGGTACTCACCACCCACTGGAATGCGGCTGCGACTTCGCTCATGTGATGCGTTTCTCCAGGGTGGCGCCCGCCGCCTCAAATTGCGCGCGCGTGTCCTCTATCCCAGGTTCGACAAACGGTCTAGCGGGCATATAGCGCGTTCCATAGTTTTGGTAGACCCAATAGTCCATCCCGATGATGATATCCTTCGTGGTCGGCGTATCGCCGTCGGCTACGGCCACGCTGTTGAGCATGTCGCCAGTATCCACCTGCCCATTGGCAATAATATGCTGCTGAATGTTGGACACAGCATGCCAGGCGGTTTCAGCTGCAATCTCCGCACACGCCGGAGTGAGACGCGCCGCGATGAGATCGAAATGATTGAAAGA